AGATGTGTATAAAAGGCAGGCAAAATATTTTTTACGTTATTCTTCTGCAGGTAAAGTTAATGGTAGTCCGTTATTGTTTTTAAGAATTAAATATAAAAATGTTTTAGACGAGGAAAGTATAGTGTGCTACATGTTTAAAAATAAAACTTCGGTACAAGGACGTCATGACCCAGAACCTGATGAATATACAGAGCTATGGATACAAGAAAAAGTAAGTGAAGATTATTATCAAACTCTTTTAGAAGATTTAACAATTAATTTGGAGGAACTAGAAAATGAACGAAGTAAATAACATGACTGATGAAGAAGTACTTGAGGCGTTCGATAAAATAGGACATTTTCATTTTAATTTCGGTCACGATGAAGAAGGTAGAAAAAGACGAGAAGAACATTTTGATAAAATGGAAAACAGAGATATTGATTATATTAGAGAGATACTTCAACAAATCTATGACCTTAACGAACTAACAAAAAAGAATAAATAAAACGATTAAAGCCTATAAAGGGCTTTTTTTATTTCATTGATTAACATATATTGATATAATTAATGACAAAGTTAACGTTTAACGTTATTTAAAGAGGGGGAATTAGCGTGAAACGAGCGTTTAAGCATGTATTACAGGTGTCTTTGATTATATTGATTTACAAAGCTATTACGATTAGTTCGCGTTTTGTATATGGCTATGTAACGTATAAACCTAAATTAAAAGTTAATGTAGCGCCAAAGGATTATTTAAAGATGGAGTGATGTAGATGTTAGTTAATTACAATAAGCTGAAATGGTTAGATGATCAAAGTGGCGAAGTGTTTGGTTATGAGAATGTAAATATTGTCGGACTGTATCAGATACCAAACCTAGCAATATATTTATACATTGATACAGAAACACATACAGTATTAACCGTTGAATTTGATTATGAAGATCAACCAGAACTATTAGAAAAAGATATACCGAGAGATACAGCAGAACACGTATATGAATGGTTACGGAGTGAGGACATTATATATGGCGAATTATAGTAACAGAGGACAGTTTTTAGAAAAAGTAATAAACATCAGTAATAAGCAGTATTTAGAACGAGGACTTGCATTAATTAATAAAATACCCACACCCACTAGAGTAAACCCCAAAAAACACACAGCAGTATTCAGCGAAAAAAGCACAGTAGATTTCACAGGTGTTTTAAATGGCAAATTTATAGCATTTGACGCAAAAGAGAACAAAACAACATCTTTTCCATTTACAAGATTAGCAGACCATCAAGAAACGTATTTAAAGCACGTATATGAACAAAGAGGCATTGCATTTATATTAATACTATTCACAAGCGAAAACGAGCTATATAGGCTAGATATTGACGAGTATATAGAGCTTAAAAAAACGATCGATCGTAAGTCTATTTCTATTGATTGGTTTAGAGAAAATAAACGACCAATCAAAAGTAGAAATGGCGTATATTACGATTATTTAAATATTGCTAATCATATTAAAGGAGGTGGTTATTAGTGGAATACACGCCAAAGGAAGTAATTGCAATGTTGCGTGAGTACAACGAGAATTTAAGTTTATATCATTCGCTTAAAGCAGAACAAAACATTAATCGTGAACACATTAACCTAAGTGCTGCACAGTACGGAGAAGAAAGTATAATGCCACGTGCCGATAGTATAAGTAACCCAACACAAAAAGCAGCAGAACGATTACTAATACAAGACGGAACATTAAATCGCACGTTAAAGAAGTTACAGTTTATTGATGAACGTTCTAAACGTATACACAAAAACCAACACATTGTCACATTTGTATTACGTACACAAGGACATACATCACAATATATCGCTGGCGTATTATGTGTAAGTCGTACACGTGTTCAAAATATCATAAATGAAATTGCACAGCTTATGTGTAAGGACGAAGAAGAATATCGTCTGTATTGTAAGAAAAAGAAAATTAATCCAGTAATTAACTAAAAGGAGTTTTTAAAATGACAGGTAGAAATAAAGAAGAAATGCAAGACGTAACATTATTAGGTAATCAAAATAACAAATATGCATTTGACTATGACCCAAGCGTATTAGAAACATTTGAGAACAAACATCAAGGACGCGACTATTTCGTTAAGTTTAATTGTCCTGAATTTACATCACTATGTCCTATTACAGAACAACCAGACTTCGCTACTGTATACATCAGTTACATTCCAGATGTAAAAATGGTAGAGAGCAAAGCATTGAAATTATATCTATTTAGTTTTAGAAATCATGGCGACTTCCATGAAGATTGTATGAATATTATTATGAATGACTTAATCGCATTAATGGATCCAAAATATATTGAAGTATGGGGCAAGTTTATGCCAAGAGGTGGTATATCAATCGACCCTTATACTAATTACGGTAAGAAAGATACTAAATACGAAAGAATGGCTGAACAAAGATTATTACAACATGACATTTATCCAGAAACAGTAGATAACAGATAAGGAGGATATACACATGGAACAAACAATTAACATTCAAAAAATGAAGTTAGAAGATATTCAACCAGCCGACTATAATCCAAGAGTTGAGTTAAACGAATATGACGATGAATATCAAAAAATAAAAAACAGTATTACTGAATTTGGTTACGTTGACCCAATCATTTGGAATAAGCGTACTAATAAAATTGTAGGTGGACATCAACGTTACACAGTATTACGTGATTTAGGTTATGAAACGGCAGATGTATCTGTAGTAGATATGGACGAACAAAACGAAATGGCTTTAAATATTGCGCTTAACAAAGTAGAGGGCGAATGGGATAGAAACAAATTGAAAGAAGTCCTTGAAGAATTAGAAGAAGATAAACTTGAATTTACTGGTTTTGATGACGATGAAATAAACAGCATTATGAATGATGTAAATATAGGTGATTTTTTTGAAGAAGAAGAAAAACAACCTGAACGAAACGATGAAGAACAAGACGGTAAATTGGATAGAGCGATCGAATTACTTAAATTAACGCACGATCAACTGTCTGACAACAACGACTATTATAAAAATACTGATTTATATCAAGCAGTAGAATATTTCTTGGAGGGCGAATAATGTATGACTAGGTTATGTTTAGCAAGTTGGACAGCACGTCCTGACTTATTACATGAACTAGCGCCACCACATGTATTAGATAGTTATTATTATCTACGAAATTGTAATGATAAGACGTTAAAAAAGTTATTTTCTTATATTAAATCGGATAAGTGTCGCACGTTTATATTAGATAGTGGCGCATTTACTTATATGGAAAGCGCAAAGGTAAGTGACAAACTTATTAACGATGACTTTGATCAGTATGTTCGTGACTATTGCGACTTTATTAATAAGTGGGATATAGAACACTTTGTTGAAATGGATATAGATTTGGTTGTTGGTATTGAGAAAGTAGAAGAATATAGAAGAACGATTGAACGATCAACAGGCAAACCAGTTATTCCAGTGTTCCACAGAGAGCGTGGCGAAGAATATTTCCACCGTATGTGTGAAAATTATGATTACGTAGCAGTAGGTGGGTTAGTAGGCACGACATACGCACGTAAACACTATCACTACTTACAATGGTTTATTGATGTAGCTCACAAAAACAACGCCAAGATACATGGGCTAGGTTTTACAAGTGTTGAAGGATTAAAGAAGTTTAACTTTGATACAGTCGATAGTACAAGTTGGTTGTCGGGTAGTAAGTTTGCAGTTATTGATGTATGGGATCCGATCAAGAAGAAACTTATTAAAAAGAAAAAGCCCGAGGGTATGAGAACAGTTAAAGGTTTTCACAAAAAGGCAGATAGGATAAGTGGTAGATCATGGATACAGTTAGGTAAATATTTAGAGAAGTTACACAGAGGAGTTGTATTGAAATGGTAATACATTACTTGTGTATGTTGTTGGCAATACGTAGAAAAGCATTATTAAATGATGGAGGTAAAAACAATGAGCAAAGCAATAGTAGTATTCAGCGGTGGTCAAGATAGTACAACGTGTTTGTTTTGGGCGTTGAAACATTATGACGAGGTAGAGGCAGTTACGTTTTACTATAAACAAAGACACAGTGATGAAGTAAGGGTAGCTGAAAATATTGCAAAAGACATTGGTGTTAAACACAAAGTAATAGATGTATCAGTTATTAATGATTTAACACAAAATGCATTAACCGATGGCGATATAAATATAGATATAGATAACGAAACAGGTTTACCAAATACTTTTGTTCCCGGTCGTAATGTATTGTTCTTAACGCTAGCAAGTATTGTCGCTTATCAAACAAAGGCTGACACAATAGTTACAGGCGTATGTGAAACAGATTATAGTGGTTATCCAGATTGCCGTAACGAGTTTGTAGGAGCGTTAAATGGTGCGATTAATCTTGGACTAGACAAACACATAGATATACAAACACCTTTGATGTGGTTAGACAAAGCAGAAACATGGGCAATGGCACATGAGTTAGGTCAATTAGAATACGTAGTTAAAAACACATTAACATGCTACAACGGTGTAATAGGACAAGGGTGTGGCGAATGTCCAGCATGTAAGTTAAGACGTAAAGGCTTAGCTGATTTTGCAAGAAAGAAAATCAAACAAACAAAGAGTAATGGTATATATCAAACAATACTTAAAGGAGAGTTATAAATGTTACAACAATTTTATCCAGTAGCACAACACAGTTACAAATATGAGTTGAACAAAGATATGAATTTTGCAGCAGCTCATTTTATAGACCACGAAAGCGCAGGTAAATGTCAAAATGTACATGGTCATACTTACTTTGCCAATGTAACGATTGTAGGTAATGAGTTACAAGCTAATGGTTTCCTAGTTAACTTCCAAGAGTTAAAGCAATTAGTACATGGCGAATATGATCATACACTAATGAACAACAATGATTTCAATAATGAAGAACCGTCTACCGAAGTAGTAGCGAAAACAATATACGAAAACATTGAACAAGCATTAAAGAAATATGATAACGATCCTAAAGTATTACAAGTGATCGTACGTGAAACGCCAACATCATATGTAACGTATAAAGAGAATTATAAAGATGAAAATATCGAAAAGCGAAATGACTTTGTGAAACGTATGGAGTCATTACAAAAGGCTAACGCTTACGATAAAAAGCACGATTGGAGTGAATGGTAATGGCTAAAATACCTTTCTTAGAAGTATTCGGACCAACAATACAAGGCGAGGGCATGGTTATAGGTAAGAAAACAATGTTCTTACGCACATATGGTTGTGATTATGGTTGTAGTTGGTGTGATACCAAATATACATGGGACGGTAGCGAGAAACACAATGTAAGACGTGGTACAGCACAAGAAGTATTAGACTTATTAAAAGAAACGGCAGGCGATAAGTCGTTTAGTCATGTCACTGTATCGGGGGGCAATCCAGCATTAATAGGAAAAGTAATGCAAGAATTTATTGATCTATGTCATGAAGATGGAATTAAAATCGGATTAGAAACACAAGGTAGTATTTGGAAAGACTGGTTTTATGATGTAGATGATTTAACTATTAGTCCAAAGCCTCCTAGCTCATTAATGAAAACGAACTATCTTACATTAGACGATATGATTAGTAAATTAACAGAACGCAACGTGAATTTTAGTTTGAAAGTTGTTTACTTTAACGAAGAAGATAAGCAATATGCTAAAGACTTATTTAAACGTTATAGAGATAAAGGGTATGACATTCCTTACTACTTATCAGTAGGTAATGAGGAACCTTATACGGACGAGGATATTACAGGACAATTAATAAGCAAGTTAGATGAATTGTGGGAAGTTGTAATCAATGAGCCAGAGTTTAACGATGTACAAGCGTTGCCACAACTACACACAATAGTTTGGGGGAATATGCGTGGAGTTTAATTATTTGAATGGTATAAACGATTTAACAGAAGAACAATTAGGTAAGTTAGCGAAACACAAATCAGATATTAAAGGCAAAGAAATGCAAGCACGTTTTGTTATGGACGGTCTTCATGAATTGATCAATCTATGTGGCGATAATGCACAACGTGATGGTTTAGAGGAAACACCATTCAGAGTGTTAAAAGCATTTCTAGAATATACAGAGGGTTATAGAGAAAAGCCAGCAGAACATTTACGTAAGACGTTTGATGTTGATCATAATGAATTAGTTATTGTTAAAGACATTGAATTTAACTCATTATGTGAACATCACTTCGCACCGTTCTATGGACGCGTACACATTGGATATATCCCGAGCGATAAAGTTACAGGTTTATCTAAATTCGGGCGTATGGTTGATGGGTACGCTAAACGTTTTCAAGTACAAGAAAGGTTAACGACACAAATTGCTAACGCTATTAATGATGAACTAGACGCACAAGGTGTAATGGTAGTTGTTGAGGCTGCTCATATGTGTATGTGTGGACGTGGTATTAAGAAAGCAACAGCTACTACAACTACATCAGCAGTACGTGGCGAGTTTGAAGATAGCGCGCAATTACGTAACGAATTTCTATCGTTAATCAAATAAGAAAGGAGAATAGCTTATGCCAAAGAAACGTGGACCAATACGTACTAGATATAGCGAATGGTTGTCAGATGAAAAACTACAGCAAATTAAGTCTTGGAAAGGGCAAGGCGCATCTAATGCAGAATTAGCAGAGTATATAGGTATATCACGACAAACTTTATATACTTGGATGGATAAGTACCCAGAGATAAAACAAGCCGTTAAAGAGGGTCAACAACGTACTGTAGAGTATATAGAAAATGCTTTGATGAAAAAGATTAGTGGATATAAATTACAAGAAACAAAACGTTATAAAACAACAGACAAAGACGGTAACGAGGTAACACGCGTTGAAGTTATTGAAAAAGAAGTAGGACCAGATACAACAGCAATTATATATGCACTTAAAGTTAAAGACCCTGAACGTTGGAATGAGAAAATACGTATGGAACATAGTGGTAAAGTAGATAGCGATGTTAATCATTACGCAAACTTAGACGAAAAGACATTGTTGAAGTTAGCAAGTTATGAATAAAAATATTCCTGTAGGTGTGCAAGAAAACGCACAATTACAGTTAGCACGATTGCACTATCGCTACTATTTACGCTTAGTACATCATGGTAATTACGAGCCGTTAAAGCACACTGAACTAATCGCCAATGAACTACAAAAAATAATAGATGGGGAACAAAAGCATATCATTATTGAAATGCCACCACGACATGGTAAGTCAATGTCGGTGACAGAAACATTCCCGTCATATTATTTAGGTAAGTACCCAGATAAGAAAGTAATAACAGCAGCATATTCTGATGGGCTTTCGAGAGGGTTTGGACGTTTAAACAGAAACAAATTCGCAGAGTTTTCAACGAGTGTATTTGGATTACGCATATCAGATGACAACGGATCTGTAGCAGATTGGGGCGTGTTTAATCATACTGGTGGTATGGTTAGTACAGGTATTGGTGGTTCCATTACTGGTAAGGGTGCCGATTTACTACTTATAGATGACCCTATTAAAAATGCTAAAGAGGCACAATCGGTTACAGCACGTGACAATGTGTGGCAAGAATGGGAAAGTACATTATCCACACGTTTACACAAAGGTGCTAGTGTTATTGTCATTATGACACGTTGGCATGAAGATGATTTTGTAGGTAGGTTGTTAGAAAATAGTCCTTATAATTGGACAAGATTAAGATTGCCAGCAGTAGCCGAAGAAGAAAACGACTTACTAGGTCGTAGTATTGGCGAAACATTATCGCCCGAACTAGGTTTTGATAGTAATTGGGCTGAAAACAAGAAAGTAGAAGTAGGGTCAAGAACATGGGCGTCGTTATACCAACAAAGACCATCGCCAGCAGAAGGTGCTATATTCCAAAGAAGTTGGTTACAGTATTACAACGTACCTCCTACACGCTATGAAAGTATTGTTATGTCATGGGACTTCACATTTAAAGACGCCGACGAAAGTGACTATGTCGTTGGTCAAGTATGGCAAAAGAGTGGTAGTGAGTTTTATTGTATAGACCAAATAAGAGCGCAACTTGATTTCACACAGAGTGTTCAAGCAGTTATTAATTTGAAAAGTAAATATCCTAAATGTAGAACGATACTGATTGAGGATAAAGCCAATGGTCCAGCAATAATAAACACACTTAAAAAGAAAGTGAGTGGTATTGTTCCAATTACGCCACGTGAAAGTAAAATAGCAAGAGCGTTTTCAGTAACACCATTCTTTGAGGCAGGTAATGTATTTTATAAAAATGGATTACCACATTTAAATGACACTATTGAAGAATTAGCAGCATTTCCACATGGTAGTCACGATGATACGGTGGACGCTATGACACAAGCATTAAATTACTTTGCTGAAAAACCTAAAGCAAATGTAATTGGAACTAACGCATGGTAAATAAAACACTTATAGCTGTATCTGTTAATGACTAACGGGTGCAGTTATTTTATAATTAAAATGTAACGCAAAATATTAATGGAGGGTAAAACCAATGGACAATAGTATATTGAAATATCGTGATAGTGAAAACAATTGGTTAGCATTTGGACGTGAAACAATTAAAGATATCCATGGGGATATGTACTACTTTAGAGATTTATACGAGGGTAAACATCATGAACTATTTCCACGTGCTAAAAACTTAATTAAGCGTGGCGAAATAGTAGATGTATACGCTGATGATAAAAGTGGCACGCCGACTAATGTAAGAACGCCTTATGTCATGTTGAATATTAGTAAAATTATTGTTGATGTTCCTAGCATGTTTGTATCGCGTTCAATCGGACAATTTAAAACAAATCATAGTATTAAGTCAGTAGCACAAGAGAAAATGATTGAAGAACACAATACAGAGAATAACATCATACGTACTAAAGACAACGATACAGCAGCAGAAAACGAAGAAGGTACAAATAATCCAAATAACGAAACAAACACTCAAAACAGTATGCAAAATAGCGCAGAAGAAACAATGTTTGAAACAACTGATACTGATGATATTAATAGTGAAGTTGAGGACCCACAACAAGCAGTTGTTGATCAAATTATATATAACAGTCATATCAGTCATAAGATGAACATTACACAGTTACAAGTAGACGGAGGTATAGTTGCTGTACCATCATTACGCAACGATCAAATAAGTATTGATTTCAAAGAAAGAAACGTCTATTACCCACATGATGATGAATTAGGTGTTGATTTAGTATATGAATTACCTCGAACTAAAGAAGAAGAAGTGAAGAACATCAGTTATGTGCATGTGTATACAGAACGACAGGAAGGGAAATCAGTTAAAACATATGACAAGTTATATTTAAGAAATGATGAAAATGAATTAGAACTTGTAGATGATCCGACACTTATAGAAGAAAAGCTAAAATTAAGTGGTGGATTAACAAATGGTGTATTAGAAAAAACATTTGTAGGACGACAACGCCCATTCGTTTCTTATTTAGCAAATGACCCAACGTTTATGAATAAGCTAGGTAATTCAACACTGAAAGGTTTAGACGGTAAACAAGAAGAAGTTAACTGGACTTTAACACGTACAGCACAAACGTTTGAACGTAATGGTAAGCCACGCATATCTGTATCACAAGGCACTATGGAAACATTAAAACGTATTGCTGCTGATAAATATGGCGATGAAAATAAAATAGATCATGAATTATTAGAGGTAACTGAAATAAATGAACAAGGGCAATCTATTGAAATACATCAAATCGACACGACAAAAATTGGCGATATGAGTTACGTTCAAAATATAGTAAGAGCTATGTTAGCAGAAACACAGACGTCTGAAAATGCAGTTGAGTTTGTAAAACAAAATACTAGCACGCCACAATCAGGTACAGCTAAATTTTATGATTTGATCGTATCAATCATTAAATCTGAACAGATACGTGATGAATACGTTGAGTTCTTAAAAGACGCAGTGGAAAGTGCATTGTGGTTTGCCAATAAACAAGACGAAAGTATTATTATCGAACGCCCTAATATCATATTGAAAGATATGTTACCACAACCGAAACAAGAACTATCAGTTGATAACATTGCTAAATACAATTCTAAAGTACAATCGCTTGAAGAAACTGTACGTGCTAACAACCCAGATAAATCAGAAGAGTGGGTACAAGAAGAAATCAGACGTATTGAAGATGAAAAGAGTAGAACTGATACAATGTCGCAAGATAGAGGTGGGCTTAACCTACAACAGTTTATGGATAATAAAGACGCTGACGGTAATCCATTAGACGAAGATGGAAACCCAATTAATAAAGATAAAGACGACGATTTAAGCGATGAATAGAGGTGTAAGGCATGGCGTTATCAGAACAGCAAATAGGTGTAATAATTGATTATGCTAGTGAAAGAGTACGCGAATTAGTAAACAACTACGATACACATGCATTTGAAGATGACAAAGACCTACAACGTTTATTTATAGCGATATCTAATTTATATGATGAACTTAATGTAACTATGGCAGATGTATTGCCTAGAGCTATTTATCAAAGTTATATAAAAGGCGTAACAAAGGCAGAAAAATTATTAGAAGCTGCTGATATGGGTGGAGTATCGTTAGGGAGTAAAGGTGTTGCTAATTTAGTTAAAGCGCCATTACATGTTGAGGCGATCAATAATGTATTGTCTGACACTTTAGCAGATTTGTCAGCAGCAATTAGAACAGCAAAGACGTATGGTATTAATGAGTTAGACAAGGCACACAATGAAGTTAGACGCGAATTAGCAGATGGTTTGATCGCAGGTTTCACGACTGATCAAATAACTAAACGTGTAGCTGAAAAGTTTAGTGAACGTGGAATGACATCGTTTATTACAGTTGATAATAAACATTTGCCATTAGACTTTTATGCAAAGACTGTAACTAGAACTAAATTACAGACTGCTGAAAATCATGGGCATTTAAATCGATATAATGAACGTAATGTTAAACATGTATTAGTTACAGGTAATATTCCTACATGTGGCGAATGTGCTGCTTATAGAGGTATTGTATTTGCAACTGAACGTGGCGATAAGTTTCCATATATAAACTTATATAAAACATTTCCAGTACACCCAAACTGTAGATGTAACTTTAGACCTTGGATTAAGAAATTTAAATCAGATGAAGAAATTGATCAAGCGCTAGAAACAGCAAAACACTTTGATCCAGAAAAAGAAACAAGAAGTAAAGCAGAGGCTAAAAAGTATGACGCTAATCAAAAAGCAAAAGCAGCAGCAAGACAAAAACGTTTAACCTTTAACAAAATGCAAGCAAAGTTAGGTAAAGACGGTCCTCAATCGTTTAAAGAATTTAAAAACGCGAGCAAGCGACAATATCATGACTGGGTAGCACAAACTAAAGGTTTAACAAATAAAAATGTACAAGCAGATGTTAACGATGTTATATTAAAT